TGTAGCTATTGCGAACAACTGCCCATCTCGATCTTCTGATTCCGTCCGGACTTGGTTTTTGTTCATTTGCCCTTCTCATTATATCAAACACACATGCGGAAGATTTTCCGGAGCCAAAGGCCCCCATCACCATGCGAACGCGGCTATTATCCACCGTAAACTTTTTTAAAGTCGGCACATCCGAATAATCATATACGACTTGAAAAACCTTACTTTCTTCCGTAACCACAATAGCTCCAATTTTAGCGCAAGTTCAAATTTTGTTTCGTTTTACGATTTCTGTTTTCGTGTTACGTAACAGATTCCACTGTTGGTCTGGACTTAATCATTTGTAAATATAATTCATACACATTTTTCTCAATGTCCTCAGGAAACGGATATCTGAATGTGTAATTGGTTAAAATTATATATTCAGGGAAAAACAGAAGAGGAGAAAGATTAACCATAGTTTTCTTTTCCTTCGGATCAAAACTGGCCGGGTCTCCGCAGGTTATCGTCATTACTCTCGGATTGTATAGTTTATTGCCTTCCAATCTGCCTAAAAACATCACGCCACTGTCAAACACTACTGTAAGTTTATCCATAATTTACTTTCCTCCCTCAAAATTTAAAGTTAAAATTTATTACTCCGCCATCCTCATTTTCTCAAAACAAACCAATCTTGTTTTACTCCCAACCCACGTGGCTAATTCATCTATATCATATCCCATCGTCTCAAGTCTGGTATTAATATGGAACTCAGCAACCATATTGTCAACTTTAGAAAGACAGGTGGAATTGTAAAGGGTTTCGTACTCGGCTCCCTCGATATCCATTTTGAGAAGTTTAACGCGATCAATTTCAGCAATTTCAGAGAATTTACAGATGTTAAATATATCATCAAATGCCACAACTTCAACATTTACTATATCCTGAGATTCAAAATTGGGTGTAACCACCATAGACGAACCGCCGGAATATATTTTATCACAGTAGATTGTCTCCGACTTACTGTTTTTGCCGCCCACCCCAAATTTATACGGATAAATATTGGCAACTCCATTCAACCCTATATTCCTGATCATGGTAAAGAAAGTTTTTTGAACCGGTTCAAGAGAAATAATTTTAGTAAAGGGAAACAACCTAGCCATCATAATTGAAAACATTCCTTCATTAGCTCCGATATCCAGGATAATATCATTTGGCTGGAATTGCAGACCTTTTTCTAATATTTTATAATTGTCGTTGAATATTTCCCGTACAAGGTATGGCGCTGTCGGCGTGTTGATGAATTTAAAGTCTATATCTTTACACTTAACTTCTACTATACCCTCTTCTACCATGTCTCCGGCCCCTCCATTTTTTCTTCAAATTCCACCTTTTTCTCAGCATTAGGATCAAGAGCATTCATCACCTGCTCTAAATCCACTCCGGTATCGGTTAGTTTAATCGCCTTATCAACTCTCTGCTCATCTTCCAACCCTTTGATGATAACGAACACCGCCACTGAATTGCCAGTCTTGCCATCCCCATCCCCATCCCTTTTCATTTTAGCGGAAAGAAGAGCGGATTCAACCTTTAGCAATTCCTTGACTACAACGGCAAAATCCTTATCATTTTTCACCATATTTTTCAGTTTATTTTTTCCATTAGATGAAATATAAGCTTCCCGCATATCTTTCAGAATCTGAAAAGAAACACTATCACCATCAAGAAGTCCATCAACATCTTCTATATCCGGAATATCTGAAAAGAAACTTGACTTTTTAACTGACTTTTTAACTTTATTTAGTTCGCGCCTGGACAAATTGCCCCGCTTGTCCGGATTAAAATTATTGGTAATTTCCCGGTCTTTAGTTTTGCGCCCGCCGGTGGAAGTATCAGCCATGAAAGTCAACTACCCCTGGTTTATGCAACTTGTGACTGTTCCCAACGCTAAAACTGTCGGGCCTCTACGGTATAGCCTAAGGATTGCAGCCCCAATCCCAAAATGTAAACTACACTAAAAAAACAATTCTGTCAAACTCAAAAAATTACCAGCTCCACGTAAAACATTTTTTTGAATTTTTTTTCTGAAATTTTCCGGAAACCGATTTCGCACACAAAAAAGGTTTTGGGATTTAAACGATTATGGGAAAGGTATCTTTTTACGTATATAGAGTCAACTACCGTCAGCTAAAGCAGGCAGTATCCTTGCCCAGTATTAATGACTGCTCCGTCAGTTAATACAGACAGTCTTACGGCGTTATTTTATAAATATTCTGGAAACCGGAAGTTATCTTTACGATTCCCATATTATAGTTCCAACCCACCCCTCTCCTATCGTTCCGGGTCTGGAGGGGGTCGGGAGAAAAGAATTACTTTTCCCCTCGGCTGGAGGAAAAAAACTTAAACAGACACGATTAATAAACTGCTGAAGTGGAGCACAAGCTGTGTATAACTCTACATATATCACTCCACCCAGAATATCAAATCTAAGTAGCTGAAATTATTATATGTAGACATAAGATAACTTATAGGACTATGGTTATGTAAGTATGTAATATATCAGGGTATATGTATATAACACACTATATTATAAGGGATATACTATACAATAGGTGGAGGAAGGAGGCTATATAGACGGGCAAAGTGGAGGGCGGAGGCTATATAACACATTGTGGATAACTACTGTGGTAAAAAGTACACACCCAGGAGTAATCAGTGAAAATACTCAAGTTTTACTGTGGTAAAAAGTACACACCCAGGAGTAATAATAGGAATTTTGTGGAGCTCGCATCCTTATTTTAATCACGTGCGCGCGTCTGGTAATATTACATAATTGATATAATTGTGTAGTGTCTGACATTACACAAGCGTAATGCAATTTTTGTAGTGTCTGACATTACACAAAACATAGTATGCAATCTCCCTCCCGGCCCAGTAGCACGAAATTGATAAAACGTAACATGAGGTTGGAAGGAGGATGACACAACGGCAATATTTACAAGGGTTTGAGGGTTTTGCGACGGGTAGAAATTGATAAAAATCAGCAACAACTATTATGTCTGACGGGTAGTACGATAAATATTTACGAATGATATTAAATAGTTAATCAAACTTTTTTAGTTATCAACAGGTAGCGGAATACCCTGAGCTTGCATAAGTATGTGTTTTATAAGGTAATTTTACTACAATTGTTTATAACCTTGTTTATAACAGGTATTACTGGTTATTTTCACCTGGTCTTGGGTTTCCCTCACAGACGGGGTATTTTTAAGCTAAAGTGCTGATTTATAAACATTATTAGAGTTATCAACAGGTTTCAGGGGTGGTTATTTTCGAGAATTGGCACACTCTCACGATTTGCAGATACTTTCTTATTTTTATTTTTATTCTTTTAAAAACAGATACTTACGGTGTTTTTGCAAAATTAATGCGATGTGGCACGGCTATTGCTTTTATATATAATCAACAAAAATAAAAGGAGAGAAAAAATGAGAAACATAATTATTATCACCACGGAATCTGGGCGGAAATTCCACCGCCCGGTGGAAAATTACGCAACGGAAAACAATTTTTCCCTGTTGCGTAAAGCAGGGATTGCGCTTCCTGAAGGGGAGCGCCTGGACACGGCCAAGTGCGAGGGATTGCATGTGGCCGTGAATTTTGCAGCCTCCATCGCTGATACGATTCAGCGGCGGAAGTATGTTGAGCTTTCTTCCGCAAAGGGCGGAAGAACTCCAGTAGCGGCTGCGGCTGCGGAAGCAGTATTCTCCGCCATCGAGGGTCGCGGAGGATGGGATGCCGAGACATCCCGCCTGGTGGCGGCAGAGCTCGCTGAGTATCTCGGCGAGGAAATTTAATAACAAAGGTACCCGGCACCTTAGCCGGGGAAGAATCCACGGCCACAAGTCCCGACCGAAAGGCGGGCAGGCAAAGGAGACAAAAATGGAGAATTTAAAAGGATTATATGATTTTTTAGTGGCTACGGCCACCTTCGACGCGCCACGCGGGTATCACGGAACGATGGCCGCCCGGCCCGCCCTGGAAATCGGGACGGGCGGGACTCATTCCCCTGCGGCACTGCAGGGGGAAGAAATTCTCCTCTGCGACATCAACGCAGAGGAAAGAGGGTTTCAGCCCCTACATGAGGGGCTAAAGGCGGCGAGAGATCGCCGGGAACAGAGGAATGTTATTGAGACATTCCTTAAAAACTCGGAGGTGGGGAAACGCCTCCGTAGGCGGATTGAAGATCGCTTACGAAAAAACGTGGGCGATCTTCTGACCGCGGCGGCGGCACTACACGAAGTATAGCCCACGGCAACGCTCCTCACGGGGCAAATCAAAGGGCAGACTAAGAAAAACAAAACAAAAGGTACCCGGCACCTCAAGCCGGGGAAGGGAGAGAAAAATGAAAAAATTAGTAGAAGAAACAGTGAAAGAAATAATGGGAAAAATGATAGAAAAGGGCGGTTTTTTACCCGTGCACCCCGTCACTGATGATGAAATTGCTGCTCAAAATCATAGCATTAGATACCCGGGGCATCCAAATCTTATGTATGGAGAAAAATGCCCAATATGCGGCAAAGTAATCTGGGGGGGCACTATAGATTTTTAGTCAGCGAGCCCCATTTTTTAACATAACTACACAGATTCCCGGCGCCAGAAGCCGGGGAAGGAGAGAAAAGATGGCTAAAGTAACAAGAACTACAATGATAGCAATGACGGCATGTAGAGAAAAAATCATGCAAAATCAGAAAGACAAAATTGTAGCAACACGGGCAAGATACGACAGAGCTAGAGCGACAGCCTGGGTAGCACATGAAAAAGCCGTGAAAGCCGCCTGGGCGAAATACACAAAAGCTGTAAAGCCGGCGCGGGTGGCATACGAAAAAGCTGTAGCGGCACACGGCAAAACCGAAGAGGCAGCGCGGGTGGCAGCGGAAGAAGCTGCCGAGGCCGCTTGGGCGGAATAAACTTAAAAAACTTCAGCGGGCGGGCGGGCAAAGGAGAATCTTATGATTGAAACCGAAGGGATATCTGAAATTGAGAAATTAAAAGAAAAGATACACGGCCTGAATAAAAAGTTATACGCGAAAGAAAAGGAGATCGAAAGGATCTCCCAGGCGTATAATTATGCGCTAAAAAAATGTAACGAATACGAAGACGTCCTAGCAAAAAGGGCAGACTAAGAAAAACAAAATCAAGGTACCC